GGATTAATCGGTAACATAACCGGAGGCAACGCCTCGTGGGTTAACAATACCAATTCCGATTATCTCGCTCACGACCCAACCAAGCTTGAGCTGCTTAGGCTCATCAGCTGGTAGAACTTCGATGTCCTGACGGACAGGCATAACGCCAACGAATTCTGGATCAGCGCAAGCGAATACTTGCTTAGGAGGAACAATCTTGGAGACGATGATATCGGCACCAAAGAGGTGTCCATAGAGTCCAGTCTGTAGAAGCTCTCTCTGGGTGACGGGGTCAACCTGAGAAGCACCAGCTGCACCAGCAGACTCCCAATTGAGAATGTCAGTGAATTCATTGATGTTCATGAAGTACTTAGCTGTTACGTTGTCCCAGCGATCGATTTGACGCTTTAGATTTAGAAGACCAACTTTAGCCAACTCACCAGTAGCGACACCATTATCTAGGGTCTGAAGAGTATTCTCTCCACCGCGAGCAGTGTCAGAAGCGAAATCTAGAGCGGCGAATACGTTAGCATCCTCTTGAGCCTGGATTTCCTGACGAGCCTTCTGCTGGGCACGGTCGATTACATTGAATCTTCTGCGCTTGACTTCGGCAATACGAACGGTTGGGTTGGATACGACTTCGAACTCAGGGATAGATACTCTATCGCCGAATACGCGTGACTCGGGGACGGAACCATTGCTAGAAATAACAATGGCGCTGACATCAATATCACGATCGTAAATGGGTAATGCACCTTGTGGCAAAGGATCTACAATGAGAGCCTTACGGCCAACACCTTGATAATCGAGGTTTCTACGAATTGGGTTAGCCATAGCCTGGCCCAAAGCGATCTTACCTTCCTGAGTAGATAGAGCCTGATGAATCATATCATCTCTCTGAGATTCAGAGAATGATGGAGAATCAGTTAGTGAAGAACTTGAAGGACTTAGCTCATCAATGATGGACGCATACTTCACGATCTTTCCTAGGGCTTCCTTTACGCTGTTGGCGCTTAACTCACCTTGGGTATTAAAAATATTAGACATTTTATATCTCCTTATTGATTAAACCTGCGCGCCTACGAGGTAGAGAGCACAGTATTCAACATCCGGGGTGGTAAGACCTGCGAATAATCTTGCTGTTGACACTAGTGAAGTATCGTCCACTAGGCCGATGACGGCACCAACTGAAACGCCAACGGCGCCAGTAGTTAGCTTTCCATCAAGAGTACCGTTTGCTGCGGTACCGTATAATTTATCATTTAGTACAGCTGCATCAAATTGAGCTGAAACAGCCCATGCATCAGAAGTAACACCGTATAGACCAGGCTTGGTCCATAGCGTTGCCTTTCCTGAGCCTCTTACGGTAGACGGACCGACTACGACTGTACCAACAGTGCTCTGTCCACCAACGCCAGTTCCCTGACCAACAGTCGTGCCAATCATCTGACCGAACATTGTTCCGTATCCTCTGCCACCTACGCCTGCGGAAGTACCTTCGTCAACTAGGCCCCAGATTCCGCGAGCAGCACCGAGTGCACCTGCAGAGTCTAGAGATAGATGAACTTGTGGTCCAGACTGAAATACATCAGCTGCATAGCCATCCGTAACTACATTGAGAGCTACGAAAGCGGCTACTTCTCCACCGCGAACTAGATCAGTATCGTCGTCTTCTAAGTCGAACTGACCTAGGGGCTCAATTCCTGGTTGTAGTAAAATTAACATTTTCCAGTTCCCCTTTCTTTATATAATTAAAAAGTGTAACTAAATTATTTAGTATACACCAAAAACTTGCTAAATATCTGCTAACTCTTGTAGAGCAGCATCTATAAGATCCGAGGCTTCTTCAAGTCCTCTTTTATCTGCCTCATCCGCTAACTTAACTAAATTTTGAATAACCCAAGCATGCCTTCCCCTGAAGTTACCTGAAGGCATGCTCTGAGCCACGCCTTTATTATGCCTTTGTTGTTCTATTTGATTCTCAACAACGCCGCCTCTTCCCATTGATTCAGCTATATCAATTGTCTTGGGATGGGCTTCCCCTATTAAATCAGCGCCAGTTTCGCCATGAAGCTCATAAGTTGCCTTAAAATCAGCCTCTGTTTTGCCAAGCTTTTGGTCATACATGCTTTTGAGCCCTGCATAGTAAGACTTGGCATATTGGTCGGCAAGACCTGAAATAGCATCTTGATAATATTGCTTTGAAACGTTATCTGCTTTCTTTTGCATATTAACACTATT